ATTATTTAGTAGTCCCAAAATAATCCTATTAGACTGTCAATTCGCTGTCACCAGCAACATTCCAGTAATCAAACGCGAATGTTACAGGGAACTCTTCGATTGCGTCGCCGTTTTCCCACGACAAATCAATCGCGCCAATATTGATTGGCCAGCAATTTTCCATAGTATAGGTGCGGATAATTTCGCCTTCTTTCGAGTACTGGTTTACAAATGCAGACGAACGATAAGCGTTTCCGATTGTACGGAGATTAGATTCCGAACTGTTAATACGTGAATGCCAAGCTTCCATAGCTCTACGAACTGCGAAGTCTTCGTCATTAATGACCTGAATAGACCAGTCAGTATATTGACGAACACCAGCGACTTTAATCTTACGACCAAAGTATGGAACCTCAATTACACCCATGGTTGATTCAGGAATTGACGATGCTTTTGCCATAAACTGTAGCTTAGAATCGCCTACTGAAGAAGCAGGGTTACGAACAATAATCTCAAACAACGATGGTCTTGCACCATCGAACTGAAGATTTGCTCTAATTTCATTGATATTAAATGCCATTTATATTCTCCTTAGAATTGACCGATGACTTCAGAGAACTCAACGCCAGTGCGTACAGCAACGAAGTTCAACTGGATAAAGTTAATCGAACGAGCAGGTTTGATGTAAATGTCACCAACAAATTCGTTGCGGTCAATAACTTCGCCAGTATTATTTGTCTTATCGCAAATTACTTTGAAGTCATATACACCACGGCGTCCTTGTACATCGCGTAAGTATGGCTCAACTAATGCGCGGAACTGTGCGCGAGTAAATTCATCATTGAATTCAAACAGCGAGAACTTAGCAGCAGTAGCAATTGCTTTTTCTAGAACGATGAATAAACGACGAACATTGATTCTGTCAAACGCACTTGGTTTGCTTAATAGAGTCTTATCGCCATATAGAACAGTTCCTTGTCCTGGGAAGGTAACAACTGGGTTCGCGCCATTTTTATACAATAGATCTCTGTCAGCTTTATCTGGGTTGTAAGCAAGTTTTAGAATATTCTTGACTTGGCCACGATTGAATCCAGCTGGTGAGAACCAAGGATCGCGTGTTTCATCAGTACGTACACATAGACCAGCGATATCACCATTCAATGGAATGTAACGATTTACATCATTGTAACGGTCATACTGATACTTGTAGCCTGAATCTAGAACAGCGTACGAGGTGCTACGAAGGGTATTGCGGAATTCAACGACTTTTTCAGCTTGATCAACAGCGTTGACTACGTCGCTTCTTTCAGGAGAAATAAACACAACGCAATCTTTACGTGTTTCAGCAATGTTATCAATGACGTAGTTAGCAAGTGTAGAACCAACTGATTTACCAATCATTAATAGAGAAACATCAATTTCTTCTGGATTCTTGAATTTATCCCATGCGCTTTGAAGAGCAGAATTGGAGATAGTAGATTCAGTCGAAGTAGTTTCAACACCACCAACAAACGAAAGATTAACAGGAGCGGTAGCGCCAGTCGATGCTACTGCAGCTGCTGTTACGTTTGCGTATGCGTCGTTTACATAAATGTATTGCGAAGAATCATTGATAACTTCTTTAAAGTAAGCCGAACCGCCTTGTGGACCTTTTGCATCAGTTGCGCGTGAAAGCGACTGATAGATTTCTAAGATGGTTCCAGCTGTACCAGAAATTGTACCTTCTTCGTCAACAACTGCTACGTGGAGTTCGTCTGCTACACCACCGCGCTCGGCTGCGTAATCAGAAGTTCCTGGAGCTGCATTTACGTTATTATAGAATTCCCAATAGCGAGGAAGTGAGTCATCGACGACCACATTCGCAACGCCTGTAAAAGTAGTATCAACAGTAATAGTAGCATTTGCACCAGTGATAGAAGATTTACTTACAACCTTCAAGAACTGACCGCCAATTTTTAATAGATCGCCTGTATTAATTTGTCCAAGCTCTCCGACAGTAATACCGTTGCTGCAACGTAGAACGTTGCTTCCTGGAACTGCAGTAACGATTGAATCTGCTAGGGTTACATTTGAAGAATATGCTGCAGCGGAATCGCAAACAGAAATCTTTAAGCTATTGCCGATAGTACCAGGATTTCTAGCATAGTAATCTGCATCAGCATCTAGAGTTGTAGAAGCTAAGAATTCGTCGTAATTTTTAATTAGGGTTGCGGTAACTGTACCAGAAACATTGGCATAAGCGTTACGAGCATCCGTACTGATTGCTCGACTTACCCATAGTTTGTTACCGTATGATAGGAAGTTAGCTGCGGTAAAAAATGTCTCAAAGTTGTCGTCAGTTGGTTTACCGAAGCGCGCAACAAGCTCGGTTTCTGAGCTGATTAGCACTGGATCTTCGACTGGACCAGTTGTGAATACACCAGCGATCGCACCTTCGGTGGAAGATACGGCTGGGACGACAGTAGTTAAGTCAATTTCAGTTACATTAACTCCAGGTGATACTTGGAATGCCATTGTTTTTCTCCTTTTCAAGTAGAAACAAGTATTGTAATCTCTTGTAGTATATTTAGTAAAACTTAGTTTTAGAAAAACAGTTCGCGATCAAACGCAGAAACTTGATAGTCATCATCTGCGTTCATGCCATTATCAGAAAAGAAAGGCAACATATCATCCTCTAGTTCTCTTTCTCGTTCTTCCATTAAATTCTTTCTAACGTCACTTTCAAGCAAATCTTTGAAATAATTTTGATTTGTCATCCACGCAAATAATACCAAACACATAACAAGGTCGTCATGTTTACCATACTCGGCTTCATAAGACGTCCCTTTACTTATAAAAGTAGAGAGTTCACTGAGCAAGTCATAGTCATTAATGGCGAGTTTATTGTTCTCAATCAGAGCTTTCATATTTAGACATCCCACGCGCTTAGTGGCTTGGGTTGTTTTTAATCCAACTCTTGATTGTTTGTTAAAACCACCACCCAGAACCTGACCTTTACGACCAGTCTGAGTGATTCTTAGTACTCCTTCGTTCTCGAAATCTGTAATTAGCATCTCGGCTATCTGCTGGCCAATGTCGTTAGTTTCAACTAAAATTGGGCAAAAGTTATAGAACTTATGGGATTCATTGATAAAGTGTGGGAACATCTGTGGTTCTACCATATTATCTCGATAGACCGCAGCCACCCTATAAGGAAACTCGGTAACATCTATAACAACGAATGTAGAATAGTCACCACCGACACCTCGTGCCACGTCTGCTGTCATTACATAACGATGTTCTGGATTCGGTAGCGAATAGATCCTAGTAGAACCATGAGTAGAAATAGGATCTTCATAGGTTAGACGCTGTAGACACTCAGCCGAAATTAAGGTATTGCTAGAACCAAGAAACTCTACTTCATATTCCTGACGGAATTGCTCAGGCGAGGTATTGTTAATTGTTTCTTCTTTCCACTTGTCATCACGACCAGGATACTCAGACCAGTGAACGTCTACTGCTGTGTAGCTGTTACGTTTCTTAATCGCATCAGTCCACAGCTTGTAGTACAGTTCCATGCCGTTTGGCGTAGATGTAATGATAATCTTGGTCTGCTTACCAGACGAAATAACTGGATAGGTAGCGGTAAAGAACTTCAGCTGAATGTGTGGCGGAATGTGAGCAAATTCGTCGAGGTATAGAACCGAGATAGATTTACCACGAATAGCAGAACTTGATGTAGGCGCACAGATAAACTTGGCGCCATTTTCCAAAGCGAAGCTTCGTTTGTTCCAAGCCACCACACCCTGTTGCATCCACAATGGCAGGTTTTCGTATGCCATTTGAATACGGTCAAGAATTTCCTGAGCCGTATCCATCTTGTTAGCGAGGATAGCGATATATGATGGGTTGTCAGCAAACAAGCCTTCGTGTAGCAATAAGCCAGTTGCGGTTGTAGTCTTACCCATCTGGCGACCGCATCGTACGATAGTAAAGCGATTCTGTTTAGCAGCCCTGACAAATCGTTTTTGAAACTCAAACATTTTGAAGTTTACGATACCCTCGTCCAGCGAGATAATCTTTACATATTTCTCACAGAAGTAAATCGGATCTTCTTTACATTTAATGTATTCTTCGATTTGCCATGGTTGCCATTCAATTTGAGTACCAGCTGGCTTTAGAAGCGGATTACCATTTACACCACTATGCTCGATCTCAACATCATAATCTTCTTCAAGAACTGCACTCATTCATCTGACTCCAGATTTTTGGCGCGTTCTTTTAGAAACTTTTGTAACTCGGCTGTCGAGCCAACGAATAGATTATTGTTGACTGTCTTAGCGTCACCGCTGGGCGATGCGCCACGAGCTTTGTCGATATCAATCTTCTTCTTTCGAGTATCAAGTAGGTCTTTGTTAGTATCGGCTAGTGTTTTAATTAGTGTGGCAACCACTTCGTATGCGCGAGGATGCTCGCTATTCTTAGCAAGCATAATCAGTTCGTCTAGGGCTTTGTTTCCTTTTTTGGCAAGTTCTTGTAGATTCTTGCGCGCAAGTTCGAAGTCCTGTTCGGCGTCGGTATTCTCTTCCGACACAACAGGTAAAATTTCTTCTTGTTTTTCTTCTTCAACTACCAGCGGATTCATGTCAAGTGCTTTCGTCAAATTATCCATTATACTTTTAGTCATTATGCATCTTCTATCGTTACGATATAATCCCAGTCGTCGGTGACCAAAATGTAGTCTTTGTCAATAGTTGCGTAAGAATTAGCTGTACCAGTTCCATTATACGTCGACTGGTAGTTGTTTGCTACCAAGTTTGTGCTAAATGCTGACTCAACTCTCATGGATATATTATTGGCAATCGATGTGACTCGCCTAAATTGATCGGCACCAGAAGGAGGTACCTCTGTGGCAATTACATAATTACCAACTGCCATGGTTGTAGTAAAGGAAGTACCTGAACCAGTTACAACATTACCAGAAGAAGAAATAGTACCAGCCAAATTAGCAGTAGGAATTAATCCTGGCTCAATCGTTACGCGCTCAGAAACAGTATTTGATGTTCCAATAACAGAATCAAAC